TGATTGGGCACTGCAACCTCCTCCTGTAAATACCACACAACTTACAGAATTCTACAGTAGTTTTATTGACACATCTCATCAGAGTTTGACAACAGTCAAGATGGATCTGGATCACTTTACAGGCACTGTGAAATTTCAGGCTGCACAAGATTATGAATCTATTTGGTACAATGTAACTGACAGCTATACTTTTTACAATGAAACTTCTACACAATATTTCAACGTGGTAGGATTTTATCCACTAATTCGAGCAGCTTTTAATAACAGCCAGGGATTTGGTGGACAAGCATCAGCACAGGTTTCACCTACAGGCGTGGTCACAGGAATCAGTTTGAGCAATGCTGGTAAAAATTATGTAGCTGCACCCAAAGTTCAAATCTTAGGAAATGGTTCAGGTGCCGAAGCAGTTGCAACCATTGGAGCCGACGGCCAAATTGCAACCATTGTAGTGACCAATGGCGGTTCGGGTTACTTGCCAATTCAATACCAAGGCACACAACAGGCCACGGTAATGATCACTACCGGATATATTGACAATCTCCAATATCGTTGATTTAGCATCGCTGATCTGCTATACTGTATAGATGCTTGACATCCTTGCGTATCTACCTGCAAAAAGAAAACCCACACCGTCGGGTTGGTTGAGTTTCAACGCGGTTTGTTGTCAGCATAACGGCAGCACTCGAGACACCAGAGGTCGTGGCGGACTCAAAGCTACTGAAGCAGGATGGAGTTATCACTGTTTCAATTGTGCCTACACAGCTAGTTTTATTATGGGTCGTACCCTAAGTGTCAAAGCTCGTAGATTACTCGGTTGGATGGGTGTGCCAGATAACGAGATTGAAATGCTCAATCTTGAAAGTCTGCGCCATCGTAGCATACATGGCATATTGGAAGATCGTCAACAGGCTTGGAATCACTTGGCTGGCATTACATTTGAAGAACGAGACTTGCCGCCCTTTGCTGAATTACTAACACCCGAACACAAATCCTATTGGCACTATGTGCAAGGTAGACGGGTGCCCGAAGACTTTCCTGTCATGGTGCAGATACAAAATGACGGGGTGCATTGGACACGCCCACATGTGGTGATTCCATTCACATACGAAAACAAAATTGTAGGATACACCTGTAGATTCTTAGACAACAAGCAACCCAAGTTTATCTCAGACAGTCAGCCTGGCTATGTGTTTGGCACAGACTTACAACACAAGGATTGGACCAATGTCATAGTTACAGAAGGCATCTTTGATGCACTGAGCATTGGCGGCCTTGCGGTCATGCACAATACCATAAGTGATGCACAAGCCCGACTGATACGCAACCTGGGCCGAGACGTAACTGTGGTACCCGATCAAGACTCAGCAGGCTTGGAACTGATAGATCGTGCCGCGGAACTAGGATGGGCGGTAAGTATACCAGACTGGCCCGAAGGCTGCAAAGATGTCAATGACGCTGTGATTGCGCTGGGACGTGTGGGAGCCCTGCTAACTATTATGGCTGCTAGAGAAACCAGCAAAATTAAAATTGAAATGAGGAAAAAGAATCTTGTCAAACGGTTACGATAAAAAAGTTCTGTTGTTTTATCCAGGTGCAAGCGGAAACTTTCTAGCCAGCTTCTTGGTCGTTGATGCTGCACGATTGCCTTCGTTCCGTGTAGATTACAAACAAGCACATGACCCAGGTGTGGTGGTTGCATCAGGGGGCGGCTCGTCAGTAGACGGGCGACTGCAAGACTTTGAATCTCCCAGCGCACTAGCTAGTATCCGGCATCAGATTGAGCATGGTAATAAACAAGTGATCCTAAGTCATTATCAGCGTGTGAGTGACTTGAGAGAATATACCAATTGTTGGATTAGAAAGATATATCCCAAGACCAACTTGATTGGGTGGATCAAGAACGTGCATTTTAAAAAGCAAGAACTTGAGTTTGTAGATTATTCACAGGTCTGTATGAGCACAAGGGTTGATCAAACAGTAATGTTTATACGTGGTTGGGTAGATGTATTCAAAGCAGACACAGATATACCTAATGATCTAGTAATAGACTTTGGTAACCTGTATAATATAGATTACCTAGCAACGCTGTTTGAACAAGCAAATGGTTTTGCTCCAGACACAAGAAAAATCAACTGGGCCAAGAAATATATAGAACAACAGTTTGAGCCAATGGATTATATCAACAGCGCATCTATGACAGAGATTGCAGAACATGTCCAACCACAAGACTTTTTTGATCTTGCTGCCATACTGTTCATGTATGAGAACTACCACAACACAGTTGATAGAAATAGAAACTGGTCCATTGATGAACTGCCCAACAATGTAGATGATGCATTAAAGTTTCTATTAGATAATCAAAAGAATTACACAATATTTTATGCTTAAAGAATACGGACTTGACGTTCAGCGTTTATTTCTAGAAATGATGTTGGAGGACGCACAGAGCTATGTGCGTGTGCAAAACATCTACAACCCGCAGAACTTTGACAAGAGTTTGAGGCCAGCGGCTGAGTTTATTAAAGAACACTCAGACAAGCACAAGACCTTGCCGGACCGCATGCAGATTTCGGCCACCACTGGCGTTAAATTGACGGCTGTGCCAGACTTGAACGAAGGACACTTTGACTGGTTCATGGGCGAGTTTGAAGCATTTACTCGTCGCCAGGAACTAGAGCGAGCTATTTTAAAAGCCGCAGACTTGTTAGAAAAAGGCGAATATGATCCGGTTGAAAAACTCATCAAAGATGCAGTACAGATATCACTCACTAAGGACATGGGCACAGACTACTTTGCTGATCCTAAGGCTCGCATTGAGAAGTACTTCAACTCAGGTGGACAAGTCTCGACAGGTTGGCCGCAACTAGATAGACTGTTGTATGGCGGGTTTAGCCGAGGTGAACTCAACATCTTTGCCGGAGGATCAGGATCGGGCAAGAGCTTGGTCATGATGAACATTGCACTAAACTGGCTACAGCAAGGACTTAGTGGTGTGTACATTACACTAGAACTTTCTGAAGAACTCACAAGTTTGCGAACTGATGCCATGCTAACCAACATGAGCACCAAGGACATTCGCAAGGACATAGACACTACAGAGCTCAAGGTCAAGCTGGTGGCCAAGAAGTCTGGCAACTATCAGGTCAAGGGTTTGCCAGCACAATCAAACATCAATGACATCCGTGCTTATTTGAAAGAGTATCAAATTCAAACAGGCAAGCGGGTGGACTTTGTGATGATTGACTACTTGGACTTGCTGATGCCTGTGAGTGCTAAGGTCAGTCCCAATGACTTGTTTGTGAAGGACAAGTATGTTTCGGAAGAACTGCGTAACTTGGCCAAAGAGCTAGGAATCCTAATGGTAACTGCGTCACAGTTGAATAGATCAGCTGTGGAAGAGATTGAATTTGATCACTCACACATTTCAGGTGGTATTTCAAAGATTAACACAGCAGATAATGTGTTTGGTATCTTTACAAGTCGTGCCATGAAAGAGCGTGGCAAGTATCAGATCCAGTGTATGAAGTCTCGAAGCTCGACAGGCGTTGGTCAAAAAATTGATTTGGAGTACAACATTGAAACCATGCGCATTACTGATGAAGGCGGGGATGATAACGAAAACGGGTTCAGCAAAAAGCCCAGTACAAGTATCATGGACTCGATCAAAGCAAAGAGCCAGATTAGTGCTGCCGCAGACGATGCCAAGTCTGTACCTTGGGAACGACCACAAGCCCGAGAAGGTTTTGATCTAGAAGCACCTAAAGTCACAGCTGATGTACAAAGCGCCAAGCTCAAGCAGTTGTTGGGAAAGATAAAGACTAGTTAAATGAGTTCTATTTTTTGTCCAATGATTCATGGTGGATTAAATGTTGACTTAAAAGCAAATGATTCTAGCTTAGGGTACAATCAGTGTTGTCTTAGCACTTCACCGCTGACGTTTGCTCAGTCAAATCTAGTGAATTGGCAGGCACCATTCTTAGAAAAATACCGAGAAACCAACAACAACAACATCTGGCTCAGCGGCTGTTGGCAATGTGAAAACTTAGAAAAAGTTGGTGTAAAAAGTTTTAGAAAATCAATGATTGAAAAGTTTGGTGACGGAAAAAATTTAACTGGTCCCAAGCGAATTGATCTGTTGTTTGATCGAAGTTGCAATCTTGCTTGTCGCACTTGCGGTCCACAGTCCAGCACATTCTGGGCCAAGCACCGTAAGGATAACAATTTATATGTGCAAGACTACCAACAACACAACAACGTTGAAAAGATAGAAAATATTTTAAAAAATTTAAATCTTGAAAATGTAGGCATGATACAATTCTGTGGCGGTGAAACATTGATGGGAAACACCTATTGGCAAACCGCAGCGTTGTTGGCAGAATTGATTCCTGATTCAAAAAACAATCTTGAACTGGGTTTCCAAACCAATGGCACACAACCAATTGACCCCAAGTGGTTTGATCTAATAGAAAAATTTAAGTTAGTCAAATTGATGATCAGTATCGATGGCGTTGGCGATCGATTTGAGTATCTGCGCTGGCCAGCAAGTTGGAATCAAACAGTTGACAACATACTAACCCTGCGAGAAACTTTACCTAGTAACGTGATGTTTTTTGTACAAGAGTGTACAAGCTGTCTAAACATGCACTACTTCAACGAAGTAGGGGATTGGGTCAAACAAAACTTTGCCACAAATCGAGAAGGTGACCAAACTGATCATTCTACACAGCTGGCTGTTCATTCCTATTTAAATGTAAGAAACATCACACAGGAGTATATTGATGCCTTGGCCGGAACCCCATTGATTAATGCCATTGGATCAGACTGGCAAGAAAATCCAAACACTATTGTTCAGTTTATAAAAGAAACAGAAAAATTTGATAAAATTCGGGGACAGGATTGGAAAAAAACTTTTCCTGAAGTGGCTGAATTTTACCGCCGTTACTTGTGATTAAGCGTTTACCGCTTTGATAACAGCAAAGTTTAACACAATGGCTTCGCCAAGTGGTCCAGCGCTCATGTTTCCTACTGAAATTCTACACGACCCGGCTGCTACAGCGTCTACTTGAACGGCGTACGCACCGGCAGTTGCGCCAGAAGAAATACAAACATACACTACGTCGGTAGCAGCAATCACACTGTTGGTCAATGTAAAGCTGACTTCTGCTGCCGCAGACAATGCAGCATTGTTCATGGTAATTTGTCCACAGCGTTTGTTGAGTGTTACCCCAGTTGATTTATTGGTAGCTTGTGTTACA